CCTAAAGCTGTAGTTACACAACCAATACAAGAAAGTATTACATCAACTACACCTGCACCTGTTACACAAACACCAAAAAAATCTTTAACTGAACAAAGACAATCTTATTTAGATATTATAGGTGAAACCGGAATAAACATGAAAAGTGGGGATGCTCAAGGATTTGGTAATAGACCATTTAACCCACAAGGAACAGGAGATACTACTTCATCAAACGGAGCATTACCAGGAGGAGAAGTTAATATGGATCAAATAATGGGATTAATGACTAAATAATGGCATTTGGAGCAAGACAAATATCACCAATAGATTTTGAAAAAAGTGTAGCTGTAGGGGTAGACATTCCCTTTTCAGCAGCTGCAGTATTTAATTCAAATTATACTACTAAAAATGCAACTAAAAACAATTTAATAAATTATTTTTTAACTAACCCTGGAGAAAGACCTTTAAATCCTAATTTTGGTGCAGGTTTAAGAGCATTTATTTTTGAACAAATTACAACAGGAAATTTAGATTTTTTAAAGAATGAAATTGAAGAAAAATTAGAATTATTTTTTAATAATATTGAAATTCAAAATTTAGAAATCCTTAAACAAGAAGATAATAATACAATTACAGTATTTTTAAAATACAGTATTGATAACACAGGGGAAACTGATACTATAAACTTAGATTTTGCATAATGGCTAAAAAAATAAATAGAGATATAAAATACTTAGACAGAGATTTTTCTGATATTAGGGCTAAGTTAATTGAATATTCACAAACATATTTCCCTAATACCTATAATGATTTTTCTCCAACATCACCCGGTATGATGTTTATGGAACAAGCAGCTTATGTAGGTGATGTAATGTCATTCTATTTAGATAATCAACTACAAGAAACATTTACACAATTTGCTAGACAAACAAATAACTTATATGAATTAGCTTATATGTTTGGGTACAAACCTAAAGCAACAGGAGCAGCTCAAACAACAATAGATTTATATCAACAAGTCCCTGCAAAATTAATAGGAGCAGATTATTTTCCTGATTATGACTATGCTTTAACTATAGGAGAAAATACAACAGTAAAATCAACTGCAGATGATAGTTTAGAATTTATAATTCAAGATAAATGTGATTTTAGTGTTTCTAGTTCTTTAGACCCCACAACTTCAACAGCTTATCAAATTACAAATAATACAACAGAATTTTTTCTATTAAAAAAATCAAGACAAGCAATCTCATCTACAATAAATTCTCAAACCTTTACATTTGGATCACCTCAACCATTCCAAACTATTAATATTGAAGATACAAATATAATTAAAATACTAGATATAACAGATTCAGATGGTAATGTATGGAATGAAGTAGATTATTTAGGTCAAGAAATGGTATTCGATAGCATAAAAAATACTAACCCAAATGATCCAAATAATGTAGCAGATGTAGGTGAAGTTCCCTATTTACTTCAATTAAAAAAAGTACAAAGACGTTTTGCTGCAAGGTTTACATCAGCTACAAATTTACAAATACAATTTGGGGCAGGTAATCCTAATGATGTTGATGAAGAAATCACACCAAACCCAAACAATGTAGGCATAGGCTTACCCTTTGAGCAAGACAAACTTACAACAGCATACTCACCTACAAACTTCCTATTTACTGGAACTTATGGTATAGCACCTTCAAGTACTATTTTAACAGTAAGATATTTAACAGGAGGTGGAGTTGGATCTAATACAGCAGCAGGAAGTTTAACAGATATAAAGGGTTCTAGTGTGTTTTTTAATAAGAATAATCTTAATCCTGTAATAGCTGAATTTATATTTAGTTCTATAGCAGCAGCAAACCCATTTGCAGCAGACGGGGGTAATTCAGGAGACTCAAACGAAATTATAAGACAAAATACGGCATTATCAATTTCAGCACAACAAAGAACAGTTACACTAGATGATTATATGGTAAGAGCTTTAAGTATGCCATCAGATTATGGTACTGTAGCTAAAATATATATGGAAAAACCAAAAATAGACAAACAAGTTTCTACAGTTGAAACTTTATGTATGTATATTTTATCTCAAAATGCTGAATCTAAATTATCAACAGCAAAATCTACACTAAAATCAAATTTAAGAACCTATTTGTCACAATATAGAATGATTGGTGATAGTATAGAAATAAAAGATGGATATATTATTAATATTGGAATTAATTTTGAAATAGTAGTTTTACCTAATTTTATTAATAGTCAAGTAATATTATCATGTATTACACTATTACAAGAGCACTTTAATATAAATAATTGGCAATTTAATCAACCTATTTTAATTCAAGACTTATATGTTAAGTTAGACAATGTAGAAGGGGTTCAAACCGTTAAAGAGATAAATTTTTCTAATAAAACAGGAATATCAAATGGATACTCAGAATATGCTTATGATATAGAAGCAGCTACTTTAAATAGTGTTATTTACCCTAGTCTAGATACTAGTATATTTGAAGTTAAATTTCCAAAAACTGATATTATAGGTAGAGTAGTTCCACTATAAAAATAAAGATATGGCAGATAACCAATATATAAGTCCTTTTGTAAAAGATGGGGACAAATTTAGATCAGCAGATAAGACAAGCTATGATATAACAAATAAAAACCCAGCAGGTGGTCCAATAAATGACCCTACTTCAGGTTTTACTCATACTTATAGCCCTGATAATAAATATTTAGATAATTTTGGTGAAGGAACTGCAGGTATTAGTAGCTTTGGGTTAATAGGCAATGGTAGTAATTACGCAACTGTATTAGATGATAGTATTTTTGAAAAAACAGAATTAGATATAGAAAACCCTAAACCCTTAGGAGGACCTAATAGAACAAATATACCAGATATACCTGGAGGGATTTATACAACAGCAAAAACTTCAACAGAAGCAGGAGTAAACCCTTTCCCTAATGGAATTTTAAAAAACACAGACGGTACTCCTTATAAAGTAGCAATTCAACAATATTCAAAAGATAAAACATATTTAGAATCCTTAAAGGATGTACAAATACCCTTAAACGAACTATAAACATGGCTTTTTACAAAATATTCCCACATAAAGATTCTACACTATATTCATTTTACCCTAGTATGAATACAGGTATAGACCCTATTAATCAAATATCTAATTTAAATATAGCAGTAGATTCGAATCCTCAAGTAGCTAGAATATTAACAGAATTTGTTCAAGATGAAATTGAAGATGTTATTAATAATAAAATTAAAGGGGCTGAATGGGATGTTAATTTTAGACAGTATATAGCAACAGCTCAAGGTATAGTTGAATCTATAGAAGCTTACATATACCCTGTAGCTCAATATTGGTGGAATGGTACAGGGACTTATTTAGATGTACCTATTACATCGGATGGTTGTACTTGGTTATCCCCAGCATTTGCGGATTCTAATATAGCATGGTCCCAAAGTGGTACTGATAATACAAATCACTATGTTACAAGTTCTTTTAATACCCAATATATCTCAGGTGGTGGTGGGGCTTGGTATTTAAGCGGATCAGATGGTACAAATTATGAAATATCTCAATCATTTGATACTCGTAGCGAAAAAGATTTAAATGTTAGTGTTAAAACAATAGTAGATTTATGGTATAGTAGTTCATTAGGAGTTAATATTTCTGCTTCACTACCCAATTATGGTTTTATTACTAAATGGGAAAAAATAGCAGAATTTAATGCTAATACTACTATACAACCTGTAATGCAATTTTACAGTGTTGATACTAATACTATATATCCCCCACAATTAGAATTTAAATGGAGAGATTATAAAACAGTATTAACAGGATCTGCTACTGCTAGTATAGTAGATACTACGAATTTAGTATCTTCATTGCAAGAAAACCCTGGATATTTTACCCCACAAAGTGTAAATAGATTTAGATTTAATGTAGCACCAAAATACCCAATTAGAACATTTTCAACAGCATCTCAATTTACAAAAACAAACTATTTACCAACAGCTTCATATTATGCTATAAAAGATTTGGAAACTAATGAATTTGTTGTATCTTACGACACTGATTATACACAGTTAAGTTCTGATAGTCAAGGAAATTATTTTGATGTTTATATGAACGGGTTAGAACCAGAAAGATATTATAAAGTTTGTGTTAAAACAAATATAAATGGATCTACATTAATATTAGATGATGATTATTATTTTAAAGTAGTTAATACATTATAATGGCTAAAGAAATTAATTTAAATAAAAGTGTATTTCGTAAAAGAAATTATAATAAAGTTGTAGACACTTCTTTTAAAGAATTAGGTGTTAAAACAACCCAACAACAATTAGATGAACAACCTACAGTTCAAGAATTTTTTGATATGTATAACACTTTATTTTATGAAATAAATGAATTAGGTAATACTAATTCACATGAATATTTAATAAAAACTAGTACTGAATATGTAGGATTTGAAGAAGATAATAAATTAGTTACTTTATTACAAGCTGAAATATCTAGTTTAAGAGAACAACTTTTAGAATCCAAAAAACAATTATCTGATTTTGCTAGCTTAATCCCTGAAGCTCCTACATTACCTGAAATATCAACACCAGAAACACCAGAAATTCCTAATGACCCATTACCACCTACTCCATCAACTCCAGCAACCACAGAACCCCCTACAGATGAAGAAAAAGTTATTAGTGATTTTGAAAAATATTCAAAGTCATCTATTAAAAAGAGAGCTGAAAGGTTAGGTTTAACTAAACAATATATTAAAGGAATTAAAAAAGCAAATAATTTATAATGAGCTCAGTAATTAAAATTTCACCAGATACATTTGAAGTACAAGATTACTCTTCACAAGATGAAAGTTTATTAAGTGCTACTGTAGTAGATACAACTTTAACATCTAATGATTTTATTGAATTTTTTGTATATTCTTTAAACAAAGAATTAATTACAGGAATTCCTAATTTTACACAATATACTATATTACCTCAATCTCCTCCTCCTTCTTCTGCAACTAGTTCATTATCATCTATTGTAATATCTCCAGAAGATAATGTAAAAAGTTTAGAATTATATAGAGGTGAGTTTATAGCTTATTATAATTTTTTATCTAATAAAGTTGGTAATATTAACCAATATTTATTCATCAGCGAAATATCATCAGACCGAACTGAATTAAGGTTAGAACCAAGTGATAGTTTATTTGATGAAGTTTTTATTGAATTAGTTGAAGATTTTATAGAAGAAAGAGAATTAAGTAATTATTTTATAGATTTTTATTTAAATTTTAGTAATAATAATTTAATTCTTTCAAACAATATTGAATTAAAAAATGAAGAAACTAATACTCCTTCAATTTTAGTAAAATTATATGAACCTTTACCTAGTGAATTTGATTTAAAATCTACACTATTTTTAGTAACTTCTATTAATGATCCTGAAGCCTACCAAGTAACACTTACTCAAGAAGACGTTGTAGAAGTTGACTATAATTTTCTTAAAGGCCCTAATTTTTCTATTCCAACAAAAAATGAAGTAAACAATTCATCTCAAGAATTATCTTATAATGATATTATATCTAATACTACTGAAGGTTCTCAAAACCAAATAAATAGCTTATTATCCCAATCTGCAATTAATATTAGTGTAGATTATAATGATTTTAAAAATTTTATCCATTTTAGTTCAGCCCAAACACGTATAGAAAATTTTTATTACAAAACAGAACTAATAGAATCTTATACTTCACAATCAGATTCATTATTAAATATTTCAGGCTCGGAAACTAGTAGGCAAATATTCCAAAGTAAAATTTCTAATGTAATTACAAATTTTGATAAGTTTGAATATTCTATGTATTACAGTAGTGGTTCTATTACATCATTTCCTAAATCTACTACAAAACCTCCCTACATTTTATACCCAATTACAAGTTCTCAAGTTTTAACTTGGTTAGGAAGCGCAAATGAAAGTAATATTTATTATGGAGGTTTATTATTATCAGCATCTAATTTTGACAATGCAAACCCAGACGAACTTAAAAAATCAATCCCAGAATATTTAAGAGAAGATCCAGAAAACCAACCATATGACTTATTTGTCGATATGGTTGCTCAGTATTATGACAATGTTTGGTTATATACAAAAGATATTACTCAAAAATACAATGCAGATAATAGATTAGATTTTGGTATTTCTAAGGATTTAGTAGCAGAGGCTATTAGAGATTTTGGTTTAAAATTATATCAAAATAATTTTTCTAATAAAGAATTATATACAGCTTTTTTAGGAGTTACCCCTAATGGTTCAATTTTCCCTTTCCCAGAAATAACAGGATCATTACCTGTACCTACAGGATTTGAATTTGTAGATACATTAATATCAGCATCAAATGATGTTATATCAATGGATGACACTAATAAATCTTTATATAAAAGAATATACCATAACATACCATATCTGCTCAAATCAAAAGGAACAATTACTGGATTACGAGCGTTAATAACCTCATATGGTATACCTGATACTATACTA